ATACAGCTAGTGACGGCACCGAGTTCGGTTCTGGTACTGTCGGTAAGATGTATGAACAATTTTTAAAAGACCAAGCAGCATCTCAACCTATTACAGAAACCCAACAACCAGATTTTATGACTCAGCTAAATGATCTTATTGCACAGATGCAATTGGAACAAACAGCTGTTGCCGAACAACAGCAACAGCAAGAACAACAAAGACAAGAACAAACAGCTGAAATGACAAAGAACTATATGATAGGGCAACCAGCCGTAGGCTATAACCCTTACCAAAGTGGGCAGTACCAAAACAATCCGTATGGCGCTGCTGGAGTACCTAACATGGGCGGTATAACATCTATACCCGTCCCTGCACCTTATCAAGCACCGAGGACAATGACATAGACACACTACAATTCGCGACCGCTGTACTGCGCGCCATAGATAAAAAAGAACAGCAAATCCAAGAAATGATGACCAATGGAGAAGTAAAAGATTGGGAGCATTATAGGAATCTTACTGGGCACATCGAGGCGCTAAATCACGTTCGCGAAGACATTCGACAATTAATGAAAAATCAGGAGATGCACGATGCCTAATCCAAGCAATTTAGCCATGGAAGAAAAATGGAAAGAAGCTGAAGAAGATAAAACAGCTTTAGAAAAAGTATATAAATCAGGAAAGAAAAAAGATGACGCTACGACGTTAGATCCTGATATGTTGAATTCAGAACTCTTGGATCAATTACCTTCACCTACAGGGTGGAGGATAATGATCCTACCGTACAAAGGCCAAGGAAAAACAGACGGAGGAATTGTACTTACAAATGAAACTGTTGAGAGACAACAGGTAAGTACCCTACTTGGCTATGTATTAAAAGTCGGACCACAAGCGTACGACGGAGAAAGATTTTCTAGCGGACCTTGGTGTAAACCGGGAGACTGGGTATTGATAGGAAGATACGCAGGCTCTAGGATTCACATAGAAGGCGGAGAAATAAAGTTGTTGAATGATGATGAAATCATTGCAACAGTTCCAGACCCAGAAGCAATTCTGCATCAATTTTAACCATGGAGAATGACCATGCCAAAGCATAAACTAAATATGAATGCTGCTGACGAATCAGTACCTTTAGATGATACTGGTCCAGAAGTAGACATTGATATAGACGAAGATCCAGCTTTACCTATTGATCCCCAGCAACCTGTTAAACCTGTATTAGGTGATGAAGGTGCTGCGGAAGCAATACCAGAGCCTGAATCAACCCCAGAGCCCGCAGTTGCAGTAGCTGACGATGACGAACACGAAGAATACAGTAAAAATGTAAAGAAACGTATCGACAAGCTTACTGCCAAACTAAGGGAATCAGAACGAAGAGAGAAAGCAGCAACCGAATACGCAAAGAACGTACAAACCGAAAATAAAACTTTACAAGAGCAGAAACAAAATGTGGATGGTAATTATATTATTGCCGAAGCAAATAGGATTACTGCTGAAACCGAAGCAACAAAGAATATATTAAAGAAAGCAAACGAAGAATCAGACATCGATGCACAAACTAACGCACAACAAAAATTAGCAGCTCTTGCGGTTGAGGCTCAACGTGTACAAGCTTTAAACCAAGAGCGTTCTGCAAAGACAGAACAAATTCAGGCACCACAGGATTTACCAAAGGAAGTCACTGAGCAGCCCCAACAATATTCTGAACCAGATCCTAAAGCCCAAGAATGGGCTGAAGAGAATTCTTGGTTCGGAAATGATAGGGCTATGACGATGACCTCTTTTGTTTTTCATCAAGATTTACTTAACGAAGGGTTTGACCCAACGAGCAATGAGTACTATGATGAGATAAATAAAAGGATTCGTACGGAATTTCCTCATAAATTTGAGGAACAACCACAAGCGAACCGTCCCGCCCAAGCGGTAGCACCAGCAAAGCGAAGTGCAAAGCCAGGGCGCAAAACTGTGAGACTCACACCCTCACAAGTTGCAATAGCAAATAAATTGGGTGTGCCTTTAGAAGAGTACGCGAAATACGTTGAATAACGTGGAGCAATGTAAAAATGACTGATAAAAATAAAAAGACTGACGAAAATCGTCAACCACGCGAAGCCCAAACTCGCGACAAACAAGAAGTGAGAAAACCTTGGGCACCCCCGTCTGCTTTGGATGCACCTAATCCCCCAGAAGGTTACATTCATCGTTGGGTAAGAATGGAAATCAGAGGCCAAGATGATTCAAAAAACGTCATGGCTAGACTTCGTGAAGGTTGGGAGCCTGTGAGAGCAGATGAATACCCAGACTTCGATTCTCCCACTGTTGATGAAGGTAAATTTGCAGGAGTGATAGGCGTTGGTGGATTGATACTATGTAGGATTCCTCTCGAAACTGTACAGGAAAGAGCTGACTATTTTGCGAAAAAAACGCAAAGTCAGATGGATGCTGTAGATAACGATATGATGAAAGATGGTCAACACCCTAGCATGTCCATAAACAGACCAGACAGACAGTCTCGCGTAACAATTGGTGGAACTCAAGGTTCAGGTAACTAAGAGTTCTTTATAATAATTCTTGGAAATAGAGAAAAGAAATGGCAAATGTAGACAAAGCCTTTGGCTTATCCCCTTATAAGGGGCTCAACGCTGGTTCCTCTGTTCAGATAGTTAATAAATATAATATTGACCCTAGTGGATATGGTACTTCCATATTCCAAGGCGATCTTTGTATATTTGCAGGTGGTTACATCAATAGATCAGCAGCTGGTTCTGCTAATAACGTTGGTGTTTTATCGCATGTATATTATGTTGCTACTGACGGAACTCCCACCTTTAAGAATTACTATCCAGCATCTACAACGGCACTTGGTAGCGGAGCTATAGAAGCTTTCGTCTATGACGACCCTAACCAAATGTTTGTTGTTCAAGCGGATGGTGCTTCAGCCGTAACATGTATAGGCAGAAATGCAGATACTGACGGTATTGGTGGTAGTACAACAACTGGTGTTGCTACTCGCGAACTCGACTCTAGCACAATAGCAACTACACAAGCACTTCAACTAAAGATTGTGGGCGTAGTCCAAGATGACACTAACGGGGACCTTACAGCGGATAATGCTAACTTAGTCGTTTTGATTAATGAGCACGCTTATAGAGGTCCAGTGGCTGGTACATAAGGAGTAACTTAAATGGCAATTAGTAGAGCACAATTAGTCAAAGAATTACTTCCAGGCTTGAACGCATTGTTCGGACTTGAGTACGACAGATATGACAACGAACATGAAGAAATTTATGACGTTGAAAGTTCTGATCGTGCCTTCGAGGAAGAAGTAATGCTTACAGGTTTTGACCAAGCACCAGTTAAGTCAGAAGGAGCAGGCGTAGCGTTTGACCAAGCTCAAGAAGCTTTCACGTCACGTTACACCCACGAAACCATAGCCTTAGCATTCAGCATCACTGAAGAAGCGGTCGAAGATAACCTATACGACAGATTGTCGGCTAGGTACACAAGAGCGCTTGCAAGAAGTATGTCGAATACGAAACAAGTAAAATCTGCTGCTGTATTAAATAATGCTTTCAGTTCAAGTTACCCAGGCGGTGACGGGAAAGAACTTTGCGCGACAGATCACCCAACTGTGGGTGGTCCTAATCTGCGTAACGAACTTTCAACGTCTGCTGATCTGAGTGAAACTTCACTGGAACAAGCATTAATTGATATTGCTGGATTTACTGATGAGCGTGGTTTGAAAGTGGCTCTTCAAGGAACTAAGTTAATTATTCCTAAAGAGTTGCAATTCGTAGCTGACAGATTGTTGGAATCTCCAGGCAGAGTTGGAACGTCAGATAATGACATTAATGCTGTAAGAAACATGGGCATGGTCCCAGAAGGTTACACTGTTAATCATTATCTAACTGACACCGATGCTTTTTTCATTAAGACTGATTGCCCGAACGGCTTTAAAATGTTTAACCGTTCACCAATTAGAACTTCAATGGAAGCTGATTTTGACACTGGTAATGTTAGGTACAAGGCTAGAGAAAGATACTCGTTCGGTTGGTCTGACCCCCGTGCGGTATTTGGTAGCCCTGGAGCGTAATAAGCGACTAGATTAATGGAACCTTGCCGGGGGTTTCTAACTCAACCCGGCAACCTTATTTTCTTTTATATACACACCTATTTTTTTCTGATACGATAATCTCATACCGAGATAACTTGTTATACCAACTGACTCGGCAGACTTACTCCAAGATGGTGTAACATATTTAGTTAGGAGAAAAAAATGGCTAAATCAACATTTTCAGGACCAGTCAGATCATTGGCTGGATTTATATCAGCGGGCAGCACATCATTTGTCAGCTTAACAGCAGATACTTCACTTACAGTAGCCTCACACGCAGGTAAAGTTCTTACTTGTAACGATGCAGATGGTAAATTTACTTTACCTTCAATCGTAGCGACTACTCCTAGTGACTCTACTGATCCAAACCAAACCAATAACATAGGTGCAACTTTCTTCTTTGTAGTAGAAACAGCAGCCACTGATATGGATATTAAAACGGATGGAACAGACAAGTTTGTAGGTGGTCTTTACACTGGCGTAACTGACGCTACAGGTAAAACATTTATATCTGGCGCTTCTAATGATGTAATTACTATGAATGGTTCAACTAAAGGTGGACTAGCTGGCAGTATCGTAAAAGTAACTGCTATGGCTTCTGCGAAATACGCAGTTGAAGGAATCATCTTAGGTTCAGGAACTTTAGTAACACCATTTGCTGACGCATAATAGGAGACTAACATGGGATCAGACGTAAAAGCATCCGTCCCTTTAACAAGTTCAGGTCAGTTACAAGGGTATATAGGATCTTCAGGAGCGGGAACAGCTACAAATTTAGGTTCGCTAAGAATACAGTCTATACAGGCTCAATCTAGCGCAGCTGACGCGACTATTATCATTTATGATGGTACGAGTGCTAGTAGCACAAGAATAATAGCCCAGTTTAAATTTGGTTCAGCAGCGAACGAAGCTTTCGATCACTACATACCAAACATGGGGTGTTATTTTAAAAGCGGAGCCTATGTAGCTTTAACTAATTGTGACTTTTTTGTTGCATATTATAATTAGGAGATACAATGCCAGGATTAACGAATAGAAGACGAGCGATTCAAAGTGGCCAAGATTGGAGCAAAAGCACCAAAGGTTACATGGGTGGCGGTGAAGTTTTGGGTTACGAGCACGGCGGTAAGGTTAAGAAAAAGCCTAAGAAAATGTATGGTGGCTAGAAATGGCTACTTCAGAAACCACTTCATTTGATCTTAGTGTAGACGAACTTATTGAGGAAGCATACGAACGATGCGGTCTTGAACTTCGTACTGGGTACGATTTAGAGACTGCACGTCGTTCATTAAATCTACTTATTGCTGAATGGGCGAATAGAGGATTAAATCAATGGTTAATTACCAAAAGTAATTTCACGGTTACAGAAGGAACTAATTACTATGATCTTGGAACTGATATAGTTGATATTACTTCTGCGGTTATCCAACGTGATAGCACAGATTATCAATTACAAAGAATAAGTAGATCTGATTATCTTTATACACCAGATAAAACTACTAAAAGTAGACCTACACAATTTTTTTTAGAAAGGCACATAACACCTAGAGTGTATGTTTATCCTACTCCTGAAAATTCAACCGATGTAATTTCTTATTACGCATTGACTAGAATGCAAGATGCAGGAGACTATACTAATAACATGGAGACTGTGTTTAGGTTTTTACCTTGCATGACAGCAGGCCTAGCTTATTATTTAGCTATGAAAAGAGCCCCAGATAGAATACAACTATTGAAGCAAGTGTATGATGAAGAATTTGATAGAGCAGCTTTTGAAGATATTGATTCAGTAAGTTCAAAATTTTTGCCTCCTAGACAAATACTTTAAGGAAGGTTTAAATGACCTTTGCAGCAGGAAAATATACATGGGGAATCTGCGATACGTGCGGTCAACGGTATCGTCTTAAACAGTTAAAGGAACAATGGGATGGGTATAAAGCTTGTTCTGAATGTTTTGATATAAAACAACCTCAATTAGATCCTCCACCAATTGGAGCAGATCCTGAAGCTGTATTAAATCCAAGACCCGATCGTACAGAACCCTCTGCTATAGCATTATTAACAAATAATCCGTTTTTGACTACACAAGGAAGTGCAGTCATTACGGTGTTTGAAGATAATCATGGACGTAGCACTGGAGATAAAGTTAGATTTAGAAATGTAGACGCTTTTGATGGATTTACTTCAAGTGTAATAGCAGATCCAGATGGATATTCTATAACTGTTACAGCTAACCCCACTAC